ATGAGCAGACGATTGCTAAACTCTATGAGCGAATCGGTAACGATATGCCAATGACAATGCCTATCATTCTGATGTTCAAAGAGAGCGGTAAGATGCGTGTCCTTGGTGGCAACACTCGCCTCGATGTTGCTTTTCAACTCAACAAAACGCCCAAGGTTCTCGTAGTTCACGTCTAATATAAATACGAGTAAAGATACACATGGAGTTTGCTCGTGCTTAAAAAATTTGACGGTTTCATAAGCCTCAATGAGGATGTTCTTCTCACTGAGGCTTTAAACAATCCCAAACAATACTATATGACTGACGATACAGTCTTACCAAGTAAGATTTATGCAGCCTTTAAAGTTAATGGTGGCGACTACATAATGTCTCTCGTTCAACAATATGGTCAGGGCATTTATGTTATGGAGGCTGGTAAAATTGGTGCTTCGGGCGGCAACACTTTCTGGTGGAAATTCCACAACCCATCAGATATTATTACAGTATTGGCTACCTCTACAGATTTTCTAAAGAACTCTGTAGAACTTCTCCCTCAACTCAAGGGTATTGCAATTCGAGTTCGAATGAAAGCGTCAAGAGTTAAAACTACTCAACGATTGATATCTAAAATTTTAAAGAAATCTGCAAATCAAACCTTTACTGTTTTTCCTGTAACTCAGGTTGGTGAAAAGCAACTAACCAAAAAAAGAAATCATGGCTATGCCTTTATTGGTAAAAAATCAGCATCACCAGAATCAATTTTCAAATCAAAAGAATTCAAAGAGTTTGGATTTGATCCCTCTAAGAGTATACCAGATGAAGCACTTGATATTCTAAAGCCAAAGACGGCTTTGAAGAAAACTCAAACTCTATCACCATCAAAGAAATACTCTTTTGGTCAATACGATTTAGATGTGCCTTCTGATACAGAGACTCTTGATAGGTTAGCGGCAGCTAAAGTGTCGGGTAAAGTAGCGAAGCATATTGAAAAGCAAGTAGAAGTAGAGAAAAAGATTAATTCTTCAGGAGTTTTCGATCCAGAGGATATGTCATCAATTGGCGCTCTTGCTAATATTCTTAGAACAACTCCAGAGTTTGCTAAAATGGCAAACGCATTACGAGTAAATGGATTTGATGTAAAGAAAGTAAATTTTGATAATTTACAATATGTGTATAGTCAAATGAGTACGTTTAATAAACAACTCGTAGATACGATGGCTGCTGGCGGTAGTCTTCCTGACGCAAACTTGGGTAACATCAAGGGCTCAACTGGACAAATTTGGATTGAGATTCTGAAGTACATGGCTGAGCCTGTTGGTACAAGTGATGAAAAACATATGCTGGCAATTATTGCTTATCGAAATGCTAAGAAAGAAGCTGCTTTTGATTCTATAAAAACTGCCGTATCAAAACCCAGTGAGGTAAAAAAGAAGCCTAAGTTAGATATTGCTATGACAGAATTCAAATCAACAATGCCTGGAACTGGTACGGGCAAAGTGAAAATTAAAGGGGACTTCTTCGAAGAAAGTTCAGACTATAATGTCGGTGTGATTCGTAGTTACTTACAAAGTGAAAACGGACTCAATTATTATAATGAAATAAACAATTTACCCAAATCAGTATATAAAAATGTTGTAAATTATAGTGGTTCGGGTTATAGTTCTTTCAACGATCCTCTTAGAAAGATTGTGAGTAAGTTGTTTAGAAAAGAACCTCTTACTCAGTCTGAAATTGACGAATTGACAAGCGGCACGAAAAAGATTGCTAAAATGGCAAGAATTTTTGAAAAACTAAAGCCTTTACCAGAGAGCTTGTATGTATATCGTTCTACTCTGGTGCCATATGAAATGAGAGAAGCGATTGTTCCTGGCTATGAATACGTTGACCCAGCTTTCACAAGTGCATCTTTAAGACAAAATGTGACTATCGGCGGTAAAGATAGAATGAGAGTCTTTTTACCGAAAGGGTCTAAGGTTATACCTATCTTAGAACATAGTACTCACGATGGTGAGCAAGAAATTATTTTACCACCTACTTCTATCATCAAAGTTGTAGAAGCAGAAGAACGAACAGTTGATGGTTCAAGTAGAATATTCTTTCAAGGCGTCTACACGGGATTTGCTTACAAAAGTATTGTAGAAAAATTGAAAAAAGGGTTGACAGAAGCAGTAGAAAGTCGTAGAATACTATTATCGCTACAAAGGATGATTAGCATGAGCGAAGAGAAAAAAGAAGATGGTTACGACCCTGAAGGAAAGTTTGGTGGTACATACGATTGGAACCTCGCTGCCCTAATAACTAAAGCTATCAAGGACGGTGATATCGAAGTTGATGTGCCAGTTGACCCATCAAAGGAAGACTAATACGAAATTTTATATCTGGTCTTTTGGGGTTAGATATATACAGAAGTAGCGATGAAAGAAATTGAAAACTGTAATGGACTCCGGGGCAGTACCGGACGCCTCCACCATAAACCTTATGGGGGCGAAANAGGATCGACATGCAGATAATAGATGACTGGAGTTACCGATTGGTCACGATATGACTAAAACAAACTAAATGCAAACGATAATTTCGTTTCTCAGGAATATGCTCTAGCAGCATAATTCTTATGAGTGGGACAGGACGCTTGGAAACAGAAGAGGTCTTCGGACCTCCCTGTCACTTTTAACTTTAAAGGAGTCAAATAAATGAAGAAGCTACTAGCCGCTGTAGCAGTTACAGCATTTCTTGCTTCGCCTGCACTAGCAGATGGCGAAGCAGCACCAGAAGGCGGTCTATTGCCATATGGTCTCGGTCTTACACTCAGCAATGATGTGTCATACGCAATCGATGCCGGCACAATCACATCAGAGTCTAGCGCAACCGTCGATTGGAACTCGATTTATGTTGGTGTAACGCCAACAATGCTTGTTGATGATTTTAAATTGACTGGCGTTGAACTTGAAGCTGGATACAATTTGGAACTGTTTAATGTTGATGTAACGCCATATGTTAAAATGACAACAGATGGTGACGCTGCATATCAAGATACTTTTATGGGATTCACAACCTCAGTCAAATTCTAATGTGATATATAGAGGGGAGTCTCTCCCCTCTATATTTTTAGGAGTTGTTTATGTTTGTTGCAAAGATGCCAATGAATGAGCGTGATGGTAAAGCACGAATGCACGAACTCGATAACGATGGTTATGAAATTTGGATTCATCATAAAAATGCCGGTACGGAATTTGTGGCTAAATATACACACGAAACTAGTGCAATAGCCTTTCTTTCTGCATATAATGGTCAAACTCGTGAGTTGTGATAAGGATGCGTGGATTGTGTATCCAGCACATCGAAAATACTTCAATAAATTGTGGCTATCACAAAAATTAGGCTATCTCTGCGGTCCTGCTGGTATAGCGCCTCCCAAAAAAGACACATATATAGTTCGACCAATCTACAATCTATATGGTATGGGATTGGGAGATATGGAACTTGAGCTTGGTCCAGACGACTGTGATGCTCTAGAACCCGGCACGTTTTGGTGTGAGAAATTTGAAGGCACACATAGAAGTGTTAATTATGGTTGGCAAGACAATGCTGTAACAAATTGGGGACACGAACAAAAAAGTTGTTTTATTGGTGAGAAGTCAAAAAACAATCCTTTTGTTTTCAAAAGATGGTACAGAGATATTAATTTTCAATACACAATGCCTTCTACTCTATACGACATTTTCAATAGCAATGTAAATTATAAAATCGATAGGTGGAATGTAGAAATTATAGATGATAAGGTAATTGAAGTTCATTTGAGAGGGTCGCCTTATCCAGATTATGACGATATTTTTCCTGCGTATGAAGGTGTTGCATTAGAAATACCTGAACATAGGATTAAGAAATATAAGTTTATCAAAGATGAAGAAGATTGTGGGGGTAAATTGCAACCTAAACGACTTGGTTTTTATGTAAGGAACTACTGATGAAAACGCCGATTAGCACTTATTTCAGCGAAGAAGCGCCTACGATGCTTAGAGCAGAAGTTTATAAAGATGACGCTGGATATGGTATTCATTACTATAAAGGCGATACTGTGTTCAACGAAGAACGATTCCCAGGCAAATCTATTCATTATGTAGAACATGCTGCTGAGAATTGGGCTTTGGGTATCAAGAAACTATAACACCAAGGACAAGACTATGAGTGATAATGAACGTCGTGTGCCGTATTGGGAATATATGAGTACGGCAGCAGACCACACTAAAAATCAAAGTGTATATGACGAATATCCATACTATGAACACGATTGCGGCCTCGTAGAAATGATTGACGATATTTCTGCAAGACTTCACATTCTAAGAAAAAAGCTACAATTAAAATCGCCGCTATAGCTCAGTGGAAGAGCAGGGGTTTTGTAAACCTCAGGTCCGGGGTTCGACCCCTCGTGGCGGCACCATTTTTTTGAAAAAAGTGAAAATAACTCTTGACATTCACCTTCAGAGTCACTATATTAAGTATAGTGAGAAGGAAAGGAAGATAGATGAGATATCGTGTAACAATCGCTGTAGACTCGCTTGACCCAAACCCAGAGGTCACAGAATTTGAAGACTTCTATGAGGCAGAAGATTTCATTCACGATTCTGTAGATCAATCTGTGCAATCGCTCATGTCTCAATCCCCTTATATCATATCGGAGAAAGAATACGAAGAACTCTTGGAACAAGAGATGGCGCTAACTCGCCTAGAAGAAATCTAAAACAGGGAGATATACATGCTTTCCGCTGCTGAACACATAGAACTTGCCGTATTCGTCCGCCATATTGAAAATATGAAAAGCACATCTAAGTATAAGAATGCGACATTAGATGAGGAAGCAGTAATCATGAATTATTTTGAAAGTAAAATTTCGTTATTGAAGGAGCGATTGCCATGACACTAACATTACAATATGATGATTTTATGACTTATGTACATAAACTCGCAAAGCAGCCTGATAGCAACTATATGGATGCTGTTTTGGATTATGCTCAAAAGAATGATATCGAAATTGAAGCACTAGGTGATATCATTCGCAAAAATACAAATCTCAAGTCTCGCATTCAGGACGAAGCTGAAGACCTCCGTCTAATGGAGAGAACAGCCAAGCTGCCTGTATGAACACATACTCGACCAGAGACGCATATGAAACATACATTGCGTATCTAGCACTACAGAGGCATTTCACCTCGTCGTATGACTATTTCAAGTACAACGGCAAGGTAAATGCTTCTCCGCAGTCGTTCGAGATTCGAAAGGATAAGTTTCAGTTCTATAAGTTATCAAAACATAACGATTACAAGAATTATATCGTTGCTAATATGGTTAACTCTGACAAGAAGATATGGGTTGGAGACCTACTAAACAGTGAAAGCGACGATATATATAAGCAGTGGTCGAAGAAAATTCAATCACTAACATATCACTTCAAACAGGAGATACGAACATTAGACGAAGATTTTGACTCTAACTTTAAAGTGGTGAATGGTCAGCACCCGCCATTGTTAAACGAAGTTATCGCTAAACGTTTTTCACTGGAATCGCTGATTATACTCGACGACATTCTAGATATTTTTAAGCATTGGAACTCAAAAATAGCTTTACAAATCATCTGGGAGGTTGTATACTCTAAGAGTAGTAAATATAAACCGTTTCTACAATATGATAGGTCAGTAATGAAGCAAACATTGCTTGATCGTTTTGGATAAATCGCACATACAAGGAAAATACAAATGAACGCATTCGCAAACTTGAAGACTCAAAAGAACTCTTTTGATAAGCTAAACGCTCAACTTCAGAAGTTGAACGGTAGTCAAGCAAAGCAGACCTACGGTGATGACCGTATCTGGAAGCCACAGGTCGATAAGGCTGGTAATGGCTATGCTGTACTACGCTTCCTACCAGCACCTGACGGCGAAGATATGCCCTTCGTTCGTCTCTGGGACCACGGCTTTCAAGGTCCAGGTGGTTGGTATATCGAGAACTCCCTTACATCAATCGGTCAAGAAGACCCAGTATCCGAATACAACTCTACGCTTTGGAACTCTGGTGTTGACTCTGATAAGGAGATTGCTCGCAAGCAGAAGCGCCGTCTGAAATATTTCTCTAACGTTTATATCGTAAAGGATTCTGCTAAACCTGAGAACGAAGGTAAGGTCTTTCTCTATCAGTATGGCAAGAAGATTTTCGACAAGCTGAACGAAGCAATGAATCCTCAGTTTGAAGATGAAACTCCAGTGAATCCTTTTGACTTTTGGGAAGGTGCAAACTTCAATCTCAAGATTCGTAATGTAGAAGGATATCGTAACTATGACCGTTCCGATTTTGCTTCTGCCACTCCTCTTCATACTGATGATGATGAGTTGGAACGTATCTGGAAGTCGCAGCACTCCCTACAAGAACTCGTCGATCCTAAGAACTTCAAGAGCTATACTGACCTGAAGACTAAACTCTATCGGGTACTCGCTCTTGATGGCGGTTCACACGCACCCAAAACGACCGCTCAGGAAG